TTATGACTTCCGGCGAGCTATTGCCCTCCAAATAATAAAGCCTTCGACGAATAGAAGAAGAATTATAAAGATGCTCGGCTTGCTGCTCGTCTTCTTCTGTTCTTTGGTCTCGGTCTTGATGTCGGCCTTATCGTGGACGGCAGCCGCCGTGGCGGTGCTGTCGGTCTTGTTTACCTGGGCGCCGGCGCTTGTTTGTGTGGCTCGTGTCTGGCTCCCTTCTGCGTTGATGGTAACGGTGCCTTTAGTAAATGACTTCGGCCGGCCGGTGTTGGGAGGCTTGTCGCTCTGTCTCCCCTCGTGCATGGTAGCGGCCGAAGGTGGCAGGGTGTCGGCGGGGATCCCTTCCGGGGCGCCGGTGTCGTAGTCCCAGCGCTCGAAGTCGATCACGACGTTAAGCCGCTGCAAAATCTTTTCGATCGTGGCCTGGTCGAAGTAGGCGCCGCCGGTCTCGGTGGCCGCGGTCTCCTGCTGGAAGGTGGCCGCGGTCTCTTGGCGGGTCTCCTGCTTGGTCGTGGCCTTCTTGGCCGTCGAGCAGCCTTGTAGCCCGAAGAAAAGAAGAAGGGCTATTATTAGGGTCGTGGCTGCTCTCATGGCTGAAGGTCGGCGAAGGGTACGACTTTAGGCGGCCGAGCGTTGTGCACCAGGGCGCCGAAGCGGATATAATCCAGGCGACGGAGCCAGCCGGTTCTGTATCTCGCCGAAGTCGGCCGGCGCGCTATCACGTCTTCAATGAAGCGGGCGCGGGCGCGGTGGATATGGTCGAAGATGGCGCGGGGATCCTGGGCGTTGAGGGCGGCTAAGGTCTTTTCGCCTACGATGCCGTCTACCTTGACGCCGAGAAGTTTCTGCACGCCGGTTATACCATGCTTTCCCGAAGCCCATACCCAGTCGACCATAATATTTGCTACGCTCTGGCTCTTGATGCGGTCGGCCTGACATCTGTCCCAGTAGTGGGGTTTCATCACGCGGCTAACTGCGTCGGCGGGGGTTATTAGCTTGAGGTCGGCTACGTCGATGTCTCCGTCGCCGTCTTTGTCATAGCCCACCTGGCGCCAGGTGGCTATTGTTACGCCTCGGTTCGTGGCGCCTCCGGGGTCGTGCGGGTCGTTAACATAGCCCCCCTCGAAGCTGAGGATAAATGGGGCTAAGATGTCTATATTTGCCATATTAGTCGATATAAGGGGGTAAAATGTACTGAATATTTTGGGCGGCCTGGTGGAGCGTGGCACGGGCAGCGTCGGGGTCTATATCTCCGCTGTGGGTAAACTCGCAGAAGATGCTGCCTACCCAGTCGTGCGCGTTATCGCTAAGCCGCTTAATAAGTACCTGCGACGTGCCGCAGGCTCCTAATAGACTTTTGGCGTAGCGGTCTTCTACCTGGCCGTCGATGTCGGTTATAACGGTGTATAACTGGCTTGCCAGTGTCTGGCAGAATTTGGCTACGTCGGCCATCTTTAGGTTCTGGATCCGTGGCTTCATGCTCTCTACGCCTTTGCGCTTACTCTCGAAATAGATACTTATCATGCTTTCGTTGCCCAGCGGGTGGGGCTGAACAATATAGACGCGATCGGCTTTAAGTTCGTGAAGCACTTCCCACAGCTCGCCGTGCACGATGGCGGAGTTGTCGCTGCGGCGCTTCTGCTTTTCGGCCTGCTCGGCCTCCAGCTGTGCTACCTTTAAGTCGGTGAGTTTGTTTTTGGCATACTGGTTATAGGCAAAGTAGGCCGCTATAATGGTGCCTATGGCGCTAATAATTGCGGCTAAATTTTCCATTGGTTCTGATTGGTTGTTGTCGGGATCGTTGTTACTCGCTGTAGCCGGCGGCGATGAGGTCGGCTTTGGCGTTGGTCTTGATTTCCTTGACGCGGCGCAGGTAGTCTTTATAGGCTTCTCCGGCCGCCGCGGCTTCGGTCTCGTCGAGCATTCCTTCCTGGGCGGCGTTGTAGCTGTTTACCAGGTCAAATTCGGCGGTCTCGTCTACTTCGTCGCGGATCACGGCCTTGACTACGGCGGCGCGGGTCGGGGTGCCCCAGATCTTTACGCTCTTGTAGTCGTAGGAGTGGCGCTCGTTGCCTTCTTCGTCGGTCTCGGTCTTGGGCGTGATCGCGTAGTTGTAGTAGAAGGCGCCGTTACCCAGGTCTTGAATAATCTGGGGCTTATCGTTTGAATTTGATTTCATAAGGTGCTGTTTTGTTTATTTTTTGAATTAAAAATTTACTATCACTATGTTTGCACCAGCCCCACCATGAGGCGCAGCGCTGTAAAAAGTCCGCTTCGCTTATGGGCTTTTTGGCCTTGCGCATATTGCCTATAGCCCGGGCGAAGTGCTTTTTTATACCCTTGCGGAGCCGTGTTTCCTCCAGGTAGAATACGTAGCCGAGGAAGTCTATGCCGCGGCCGTGTTTATCGCGGTGCGTCCTGGCTACTGGAAAAATTTGCTTATTGGGTTTAATCTCCAGCTTTAGGTTCGTGGCCAGATATTCCTCCATGTCGGCTAATAGCTGGCGTAAAATCTTCTTGTCTGAAGCTAAAAATACTATGTCGTCGGCGTAGTCTATCATAATAAGTTTTACGCCGTGCTCCTTCGCCCATGTCTGCCGAAGCCACATTATAAACCTGGCGAAGTATAGAAGGGCGAAGAAGATCGAGGGATGGTTGCCGATGGGTATGCCGTCGGCGCTGTCTATAAGGTCGTCTATTAAGGCCAGGAGTCGGCGGTCTTTAATCTTCCATCGTACCTCCCGCTTTAATACGTCGTGGTCGATGCTTGGGTAAAATTTGCGGATGTCTATCTTTAGACAGAATCGGCAATTTTTCGGCTGGTTCCGAAGGAAGTATTTAACGCGGTCGGCGGCTGCCTGGATGCCTCGGCCTGGAAGGCCGCAGTAGGTATCGCGGTCGAAAAGTCCCCGCCAGATCGGGGCTACGACGTTCATTATAGCGTGGTGCACTATGCGATCAGGGAAGTAAGGAAGGCGAAAAATAACGCGCTCCTTCGGCTCGTGTATAATGAAGGTCGTATAGGCCGAGGGCTTATAGGTTCCGGCCTCTAATTGTTCGTGTAGCGTCTGGATATTGGCTTCCCGGTGCTTGTCGTGTATCTTGACGCCGTAGGAGCGCAGCTTCCCCTTGCGGGCGTTCTCGTCCGCAGCTCGAAGGTTATCTAAGCTAATAACCTGGTCGAAGAGGTTGCCGTGTCTTTTCACTTCGTTTGCTTTGCTGATTCCCAGCGGCGGTTCGACTGGCGTCTACTATGCCGCCTTTGAATGGGGTTAATATTTTTTACCTTGTTGTCGGTATGGCCTTAGCCCTTTGGGTTATATTGTTGCCTGGTCGGTAGCTTGCCGGCCGGGCTTGTCAGTAATTCCGGGAGCCGATGTTCGCATTCGTATTCGTGGGAGTGTTATTCGTATTCGCATACGCGAGGCCGGCATTCGTGCCGTTATTCGCATTCCCGCCGAAGAGCACGCCCCGGGGCTAACAGCCGTATATCGTGGCGTTACTCGACGTAGTAGCGGGTACCGCTGGCGCGCATCGTTACGTGGCGCGGGAAGGCGTTCCGCTGCTTGATCTGGTCGAGCACGTATTTAATTTCTCTGGAATTTGTAAAGAATTTGCGGGCGTCGGCCATCTTGTCTTCCTTGTGGAATTTAACCAGCACGATGTAGCGGTCTTCGCCGTATTTGGTTCTTTGTCCGGCTATGAAGTCGCAGAGCCAAAAGTCCCGGTTAATCAGCTGCTGCTGGGTCGGCTCCGGGCAGTTGAAGTGCTTGTTACTCTCGTCCGGCGCTATGTTAAGGAAGGCCAGCGAGCCGTCGTCTTGTTTGGTGTCCATGTTACTGGTGTTAATTGGGTTTTGGATTGACCTCGGGCGCCTATAATCGTGGCGCCCGAGGCGTTAATCGTGTCGGTTCGTTTACGCTGCTGCGGGTATAAAGCAAAGCCGGGAGCCGACGTTCGCATACGTATACGTGGGAGCGCTAAACGTAGACGCAGACGCGAGGCCGGCAGCCGTGCCGTTATGCGCAGACCCGCCGAAGAGCCCGCCCTTAAGAGCCTGCCCGCTGGTCGGGATGTTGGTATAGAAATAGTCGCAGAAGTATGCGGTAGAGCTGGCGCCGGCTCCTGCTACTATCGGCATATTTTCGCCGTATTCTCCTACCATGAGCGTCTTAACGTAGCCCTCATTTCTCGGAAGGTCGCCGCGTTCCTGGTAGTTGGCCAGGGCGGCCTCGGTGCTTCCGAAGTTGGCGGGGTTGTCGCAGGTGTAGAAGATCGAGCGGCCGCCGCCATCGTTGCTCTGAATAAGGCAGAGGCAGCCGTCCGTCCAGCTCCATGTGTGGCCGAAGGGGTTTTCTATGCCGCGGTAGCTCGGTACCTTGACGACGAGCGCCGTACCTCCGGGGTTATACTCGTCGGGCATCGTAAAGCTGACTACGCCGGTAGCGTTGCCCAGACTGTTGGTTATGCCGCAGGGGATAAATGGGTTGTAGCCGTTAAGCGTGTTCCATTTGCCGCTCTCCAGGGTCGTTACGCCGGCGCCGAGGCCGCCCTGCTTGTAGCCGTTGGCGTCCGGCTGGGCGTTAAATTCGGCCTGGCAGTTACGGGTGGCGTATTCTATGACAAAGAGCCAGTAGGTGGTTCGCTGGGCTTCGTATAGGTCGCAATTCCAGCCGGCGCCGTTGAGGCCTGCTGTCCCTCTGTTGCGGGCGTAGGCTCTGAAGTTGGTTAACGATATGCCGGTGGCGGGCTTGCCGAGAAGGCTTCTATAAGTGCCGTCCCAGGTGGCGTTATTTGTGCCTCCTCTGAAGTCCGCCGTAGTGTTGCACACTGCGGCCAGCTTGGGTGTGGCGGCTACGGTTCGGTCTACGGTGGCTTCGACGGCGCTACGGTAGCACTTGCGTACCTTGTGGAAGCCCGGCAGGGGATACTCGCTAATTAAAGAGCTGAAGTTGTTGCCGTCAAACTCAAATTTAGCGTAGTATTCGGGGAGCTCTACCATATACATGCCATCTGTTCCGTCGAGCTTGGCGGGGGCGCCTGTGTCCTTCTTGGTGCTGTCGGTCGGGTGCAGGTAATAATTTACCGTGCCGTTGTCTTTAAGAATACAGCGGCGCATCCTGCTCTGGATTGGCAGGCTCTGGTGTAGCTCGGTGCGGCCTACGCGCTCTACGGCGGGGTCGCCTACGCTGAGCTTTATCTTCACGCCGTAGTAATAATCGTAGGGAAAAACGGGCTTAGTGTTGCCCGCGGCGATAATAAGTCCCATGTTTTACGCTGGTGTTTATTAGTTGCCCCAGAGCAGCGCGGTGGCTGCGGTGGGTTTAATCTCGTTAATTATCTCGGGGTTCCATCCGGTCTCGAAGCGGGTGGTAACGTATTGCCCCCGGGGCATCCCCCAGAGGTTAACTTCTAAGAAGCAGGCGGCCTCGCCGTCGTTCTTGAGGTTGAAGGGTCGCCCCAGGTTGAAGGACTGGCCGTTCTCGAAGGTAACGGCGCCCATCTCGCTGATCTGCGCGCTTACTGTGTCGCCTTGTCTGTTGAGCATGGTCGTTAATTTGTTTGCAAAGTTACTTATAAATGTACTATGATAGTACGTTAGTTAAAAACTCGCTCATAACTTTTGCCGTGGCCGTGTTCTGGTTGAAGGTATGAAGCGAAGGAAGGAGCCCCGGCGCCGTGTTGCCGGGGACTTATTAAGTTACGTTCTTTATCTTCCAGTAGGCTGTTGAGCCATCGCTAATTAGCGTTATTTCATGTGTGGTATTAGCGTTAATTGCGTAGGTGCTATTTACTCTACTGGATCCGTTATATAGCGGGGTGTTATCGTTGGGCGTCTGTAATAAAAAGCGCTTGTTATTTATTAGCGAAATAACTTTGAGGGTAATGGTAAATGCTTTATACGTCGTAATGCCCAGAATATAACGAAGGGTTGAAACAGCCGGAAGCTGCGCCAGCTTGTCGGTTACGTTATTCTTGACGATAAAAACTGAGCCGCTCAATGGCGTGAGGTTAATAATCGACATAACAGAGCTGTCGGTTGTTATAAGATCGCCTAATTCTACTATGGCGCCTTGTGCGACGATTGCGCCGTGCGACTTTAAGGCGACGCCTCCCCCCATGCGGGTGTATGACTCTATTAACATGGCGGGCTGCATGGCCTGCGCGTAGTCTGTTATTAGGTCGTATTTGTAGACGTGCGCCAGGGTGCCAAATTTATAGGCCGATGAAGAATTGGCATAATTTCCGAAGGATACGCGGCCAAATGGGTGGGTCTGGTCGTTGCCCTGGGTCGTGTCTTGTGTCTGGATTCTTATAGATTCCGGAGAAATAATCATCTTTCGTCCGGTCTTTAAGCTCCATGTTGAAACGTCTCCGTATGTTAATCCGTTTTCGGTAATGTTTAGAGGAGTTTGCCCCGAGCCTATAACTCCGGAGTAGGCTTTAATAATGCCTTCTATGGTGGCTTTGCTGGCTACGAGGCTGCCGTCCTGCATTACTCGGAAGGGCGCGGAGCGGCGGTTGCCCTCGCTGGCTCCTGCCCATATCCTAACTTTTTCGCTGTCCGGTGTGCTGGCCGTCTCCTTCCAGGTCTTGCCGTAGCCTCCGGTTATGCCGGCGACGATGGAGCCGGTGTGCTGGTTGGCCAGCTGCACGGTTCCGGCGGTTACGATGCCGCCGTCGATCGCCGTCTGGGTGCAGTCGTAATAGGTGGCTTCTACCCAGTCCGTAGAATTGAAGGCGCCTTTAGTTAGGTTGTCTTTTATGCAGCGCCAGAGGCCGCTGGTGGCTTTACCGGTGCTGTCTATATCCTTCAGCCAAAGGTCGCCGACGTAGTAAGGGGCGGTCGGCTGCTTGACAAAAACAGTACGCTTGCCGTCGGCGGTGTCCTGGGCTGCGGCGGCTGCGGCGGCGGCCGCTATCGCGTCGGCGTTCTCTATCTTTTGCCAATAATATGTGGCGTGTTTAGTCCAGTTATCTATCGCTCCTACGGCGTGGGGAATAATCGGGCGCACCCATGATCCGTTGGCCATCTGGTGCCAGCTCGACTTGCAAAAACGGTATAAATTTTTGCTGCTGGTGTTATACCATTGGTCTCCTACGTGGCGGTCGTAGTCGTTTTCGCTCCAGTTGTTGGCCGGGTTGGCCGACGTGTAGAAGCATTCTATTTTGCCGTCTACCTGGTTAAGAATGTCGGCCATGTCGGAGGCATACTGGTTCAAAATAAAATCGTGCAGCCCGCTGTCGTCGGTGTATTTGCTGGCCTTCTCCCAGTCGCTTGTGGCGAAGTTGGGCACGGCGTCCGCGGCTCGTCCGGTCTTGCATACCATGATGTCGCCGGTCGTGCCTTGTACCCATAAATCTCCCGGATCGTAGGGGGCGTAGGGCGTAACGTAGAAGATTCGCGCCTTGTCATCGGCTGCTTCGAGGGCGTCCTGGGCTAACTGTAGGGCTTTGGCCAGCTCGGTGTCCTGAAGCTCGCGCCAGAAGTATCTATAGCCGGGCACGGCGCCGGGGCGCGGGATTACTCGTTCCTTGACGTAGCGCCATACTTTGCCGCTCTCGGTGTTATAGTATAGGTCGCCGGCGTGCTTCTCTTTGTCCTCGTTGGTCGTCCAGGTGCTGGCCGGCTCGTTGGCTTCGGCCAGCGGAGCGTCCTGGTTCGGCGTCGGGTCTACGGTCTCAAAATATTGCTCTATTACGCCGTCGAGCTGTCCCTGGATCCCTTCCAGAAGGCCTTGAAGGGTGCCGTTAATATAGTCTTCTATTTCCTGGGTCTTGTCTTCCAGGGTGCTGACGTCTTTAACGGTTCCGTCGGTGCTCCGGAAAAGGATCCGGCCGGAAATTACGCCGGTATCGAGGTCGAAGTATGTAGCCCCGCCGCCGCTGCTCTCTATTCGGCCGCATCGTATGAAGCGGCCGTTAATGGTGCTGGAGCCGTAGGTCAGCGAAATAAGGCGCGCGGCGTTGCCTCCGTGGGTGTCGGTGCTGACGCTGTTAAGCACGCCGACGAGGAAATAATAGACGCTGGCGGCTTCCTCGCATTTGTGTGGCGTGGTGCTAAGTAGCCAGGAGCCGTTGCCTCCCTGGCGGGGGCATACTGCGTAAATATAATAGGGCTGCGTAGTGCTTAGCCCGGAGAAGGTGGCGGCGGTCATTACCCAGGGGCGGGTGTTCTCGGGGTCGATGCCGTAGTGTACCAGGCGGCCGGTTGAGAAGTTAATGGCGTTGGCGTTGCCGTTAAAATTCGGCTGTATCGTTACGTTCTGCAGCGTAAACTGCGTAGACTTGGCGCCTACGCTTAACATCTGGGTCTCGATGCTGAGGGGCTTTATCTTCTCGCTATAGTAATCCCCTTCGGGGTCAAAAACGAGGTTTAATAGCTCCTGCGTAGCCATCCAGCGGCGGCGCGCTTTGCCCGGATCCGTGAAGCCGGAATTAAAGCTAATAACGTCCTGAATGTCCTGGATATCGTTAATAACTTTTACTATGCTGCTCTTTACTACGGTGTCGCTCAGGGTCAGTTCGTAGCTATGAAGGCGCAGGAGGTCGCGGGTTATGGCTGTTATTCGGATCTCCTTGTCTACGCCTATTTCTTCGTCGATGATGTGTATGTAGTCGCCGACGTGTAACAGCTCGGTCTCTACTTCCTTGCCGAACATGGAAGTAAAGAAGCCTTCGGTTAAGCCTAATTTATAGCTAACTTGGGGCTGGGTCATCGGCGGGAAATCTGCACGCGCGGCGGCCTCCAGCTTGCCCTGGGCTTGTAGTACGTAGCTATCGGGGAGGTTAATGTCGGTAATAATATACTTGTCGCCGACGGCGAAGGTAAAAGCGTCTTGGGTATCGTTGGGAATTACCAGGCCGTTCTCGTCCGTGAAGCGGTTTATAATAAACTTCTTCGCGCCGTGGTCGTAACTATGGAGCTCAAATTCGTAGCCGGCCAGGTTGCCGGTCTGGAATTTAATTTTAGCGGCTGTCCCATCGATTAAATACTTTGTGCTTCCGTCGGCCGTCTTCTCGTTGAGGTCGAACATGGGCAGGTTCTCGGGGTCGTCCGGGTCGCCGCTGGTGTCGAAGAAGGTTATACGGTCGTCGCCGACGGCCGTAATTATGCCTAAGCGCTCGGCCTTGATGTCTGGGTAGTTCTTTTCGCCCTCCTTCACTCCGTAGGCGGCTATTGAGTCGGTGTCCTCCAGGTATGAAGTTAAGCGGGTGGTATTGGCCAGGCAGAGCTTCGTGTGGCCGTAGTTCTGGGGCAGGTTATCCTGGCCGCCGTAGACGTAGAGTCGGTTAGTTATCCCGGCGTTGTTAACGTTAGTGCGGCTCAATTTATAGAGCCCTTTGCCGCGGCCGTAGCGCAGCGTAAAGAGGTGCGTAGTCCCGGCCTTCTTCTTAACGTGCACCTTGCCGGCGTTGCCCTGGGCGGTTATCTCAAATTCGACGTTAAAGAGCGAGCATAGGTCTTGAAGCATGGCCAGGGCGTTCTTTTCGCTGGTCGTGATGTTCTGGTAGTTGTCGGGGGCGTAGGCGTCGGCGTCTACCTGCACCGTCCAGCCCGGGTGGATGCGGTTAATATTCCATTGTAAGATCTCCAGGTGGCGCTGAAGGTTGGCGTAGTAGGTTTCGCCGTAGGCGTCCGCGGGTAGGTGGTAGTGCACATCTATTAAATCGTATTGCAGCCCCTCCAGGGTCAGCTCGTAGCTATAGACGCGCTCGCCGCTTTTGGTCGGCTGCGGGAGCTGGTTGAAGGTGTAGCGCTTGCCGAAGATCCGGATATTGTCGCCGATGGTTATGTCCAGGGGCTTGGCGCTCTCGGCCGTTATGGTAATAGTGTCGTCGGCCAGGAGGCTGGTCTTCTGACTGGCTCGACTGACGCCGCTAACGGCGGCGCGGGAGAGGAGGTTAAATTTCCTCTCGCCGCGTCGGTTGTAAATTGTTAGATCATGTCCCATACGATGATGGCGTTGGTGGTAAACTCTTTAATTTTGTCTACTATGCCGGCGACGATAGGGTAATAGGTGCCGTCGATGGCGTAGGTATGTTCTACGGCGTTGGCTCCGGTGTAGTCGCCGTAGAGGTCGTAGTCGGCGGTACCGTCGCCCCAGTAGATTGTTACCATCTTGTCGCTCTTGAAGCCTACGGTAACTTTGGCCGTGGCCTGGCTGGAGCGCTGGTGGCGGAGCACGCGCTTAACTGGGTCGGGCTCTCGAAGTGTCAGCGTAAACGTGCCGATCATCTTATCGTCGTGCCAGCGCTTGTCGTAGCTGACGCCTTCGGCGTTGTAGACTTCGTAAACCAGGGGCTTTGTCGGGTGGATGCTTATCATCAGCCGGGCAGTGCCGTTGCGTAAAAATTGCTGCTGGAAGGCGTTAACCTTCGTGACGAAGTCTATTTTACCTTTGGCGCGCATCCAGCAATTAAGTTTTATAACGCGGGCTTCTACGCGCTTGTCGTCGAGGTCTACGATCTCGCCGTGGTAGTCCGGCCAGTCTACGCTTAACGGTGTCTTTAGCTTGGGAAGGTCTAAGACGCCTTCGGAGCTGCTTACGCGGATGTCATAGTCCTTGAAGTTTACGCCGTTTAGGTAATAATCGAGCTGTCTGACGTCGTTAAGGGTGTCGGCGATGTCCTCGTCGGTGAGGGGCACGCCGTAAATTTTTACTTCATCGACGTCGGCGTAGGCCAGGCCGGTGCTGTAAATGTCTTGAAGTATGGCCAGGCCGGTTAAGGCTCCGGGCATGGTTACGGTCTCGCGGTGCTGGGTGTCGGCGAAGATGTCTATAACGGTGCCCTTCTTGCGGATGGTGTAGTAGCCCCAGGTATCGGGTAGCACGTCGAGCCATACGGCGCGGGATCCCTCCAGGGCGGCGGTATTGAAGAAGAAGCCGAGCCGGTTCTTACCGGTTACGCCGTCGGTGAAGGTCGCGGGCTTTACCCATGCCAGGAGGGTGAAGTCTCCGTTAAGGTTTATAAAGCTGTCTTCGATGGTGGCGCTGCCTTCTCCGTCGAAGTGTATGCAGTTGCCCTGGCGTCCGGCTATGAAGTCGGCGCCGGCTACGGTTGCGTCGTGGCGATCGCGGGCGTAGTCGTAGGCCTTCGCGGAGCCGCTGGCTTCGTCGAAGGGGAGATTTAATATTAAGTCGGTTTCGTTGGCTGCCATTGCTCTCTGGGTTTAGGGGTTAATTACTTTTACGTTGCCGCTGGTCTTAATCTGGCCGCCGTGGTGGAAGATCTTAACCTGGGCGTTATCTGTCGCTTTGGCTACTACCTGGGCGCCGTTCTCGACGGTTATAGCGACTATAGCGTAGCCGGAGGCGTTGACTTCTACGCCGCTGCCGTGTAGGGCGTAGACTTCGGCGACGCTGAAGCCGTCGAAGGTTGCCGGCGTTACTACGGCGTCGCGGGCGATCACTCGTTTTTTATTGGTCGCCGGCCATGTGCCGTCCCGGTTAACAAAGATGCCGTAGTGCGGGGCTATGTCGTCAAACTCGGCCGCCAGGCGGTCGCTCGGGAAGTCGTGAAGGATGCCGAAGTCCAGGCCTTTGACAAAAAGCGTAATTAAATACTCTCTGGAAGGCGCGGCCTTAATCTTTTCGAGCCATTCCTGGCAAATTCCGGCCGCTTTGGCTTCGGCCGCGAGCTCTTTGCGTAGCTGCTGTAGTTCCATGCTTCTTTAGTCGGTTATGCCCTGGGAGCGTAGACTGGTGCCCGCAGGGCTGGTTACTGCGTTTAGTATCGAGAGAAGGCGCCCGGCTATAATTCCTACGTTGGCGTCGATGTTGCTTAGGTGCTGAAGCTGGGAGCGTAGAATTGCCAGGGATGTTACCTGGTTTTGCCTTACGGCGTTGGTCTGGCCGGCCAGCAGGTCGATGCTCTCCTGGCTGGCTCCCTTAATAGCTCCGCTTAGGGTCGTTGGGTCGCTCTCGTCCAGCTGCTCGAAGAGGCCTTTATACATTTCCATCGCGCGCTGGAAGTTGGCGCCGGCGGCTTCTACGGCCTGCTTAAATCGCTTTTGCTCGGCTTCGGTCAGGCCGTCGAAGGATCCGTTACCTTCTTCGTCGAAGCCCATATCTTTTTGAAGCTGTTTAATAGCGTTCTGCAGGGGCTTCTCCAGGAGCTGAAGTTTAAGGGCGTTAATAACGGCCTTCTTAATTACATCGTCGGCTACTTCTCCGAAGGCTTTAGCGGCGTCCTCTCCCCCCTCGAAGGCTTCTACGAGGGCGTCGGCTAAATCCCCGGCCAGGTCTTTGGCATTGGTCTGGGTTATGCTCTGCGTTATTTCCTCGATGATGTCCTTAATCTGGCGGCCGAGCTCGTTATATTGTTCTTGCCATTCCTCGATTTTGCCGCTGTCGGTGTGCTTCTTGCTGTACTCGTCGGCGATCATGCCCTGGAGCTCGCCTTGCTGCTTGCGAAGGTTCGCTATTAGGGCGTTTTGGTTTCTGTAGACTTCTTCGCCGAGGGCACGTTTAACGGCGTCCTCCAGCTCGTTGTAGGCGTTTTTTAGCTTCTCCAGGGCTTCCTGGTGGCGCTTGATCGACTTCTCGGCCTTGCGGTCGCGGCTGTTGAATAAATCGAAGGCCGAAGAAAAGAGGGTAATAGAGCCCTTGATTATGCTTAGCGGGTTGCCGGTGGCTATGCCCTGGGCTACGCCTTGCGCGCCCTCCATAATGCCTCCTATGTCGCCCAGGATGGCCTCGGTTTCCTCGTCCATCTGTATGCCCATCTTCTTCATGCCGCCTACTACGGCGTCGAAGCATCCGGAAATAAATTGAATACTCGAGCCGACGTCGGCGAAGCTGTCTTTAAGCCCCTGGCCTACGCTCTTGCCGGTGCCCTGCACCTTGTTAAGCATGGCTATTAAAACGTCGAGCTCGTGCTGTCCGGTAAACTCGGCGCCCAGCTTAATCTTTTCGCCCTGGAGCGCCTGGATTCGGCGCTTTAAGTAGTCGGTAAAGTCGGCGCCTTCGTCGAGGGTGCTCTTGAAGTCTACGGCGACGGTCGGGGCGGTCAGCGGGTCGGCTAAGTTGGCCGCGATCGTCTCGTAGGTCTTTTTTTTGTTCTCCAGCTCTTGTAAAATCGGGTCGTCTTTGTCGCTGAGGAGCTTCTTGTCGGTCATGGCCTGGCGAAGCTCGGCCAGGCTGTCCCGAAGTGCTAAGAAGGGGTTACGGGTCTGTATCTCGTGGCGGGCGCGCTCCAGCTGGTCGTTGACTGCTTTAAGGTCGGCCGGGTTAAGCTGTGCCGACAGCGATAGCTTGTTGGCCTCGATCTTCTTAATAAGGTTAAATATTGTCTTGGTGCCGAGGCGGTCTATGTCGCTAAATAGCTGGTTCCAGGTCTGGCTGGCCATTAGCTGGGTCGCGGCTAATTTGCTGATTTCTCCCTGCTCCTTCGTGTTAATCAGCTGCACCATGCTAATATTGCCCTGGGCTTCGGCCTCGGCGCGCTGCTTGGCGTATTTGGCTTGTATGTCGGCCAGCTGCTGCTGGTGGGTCTTGTATTCTTCCAGAAGGGCGGCGTAGAGGGCTGTCTTGCCGGTCTGGTATTTGCGATTTTCTTCCTCCAGGCCGTCGATGGCTGCCTGGGCGGCGGCGCGCTGTTCGGCCGTCGTAGCGGCGGCCAGGTTTCGCTCCAGGAGCTGGCGCTTGCGGGCGTAGCTCTCGGCAAATTTAAGGCGCTCCAGCTCATAACTGGCGTATTCCTGGAGGAGCGCTTCGGTCTCGGTCTTTACCTGCTCTTTTACGCTGGTCTCCTGTTCGGTTATCATCGTGCGCTCGCGGTCGCCTACGTCTGTCTTATCGTCGGCTATTGCCTGGCGGCGCTGCTCTAATAAATCAAGCATGGCGCCCAGGGTCGTGCACGCCTGGAGGTCTTTTTCGAGCTGGCTCTGGAAGTCTCTTAACGTGGCTTCTTTGGTAGCTTCGGCGATTTGGTCTTGCACGATCTTTAATTTGGCGGTAATAGCCGCGGTCGGGGCGGCGTCCATGAGCGCCTGCTGCTGGCGCTGTAAATAGTCGAGGTAGGTGTTGCCCTGCTGAAGAAGCGGGGCAAATTCCGTATCGGCGGCTTCGCTTACGGTCTTGTGGCTGGAGGTCTTCCAGGCTAAATATTTCTCGTAGAGCGCTTTTTTTGCGGCCAGGTCGTCGGCGTATTGTTCGGCCTCGGTCTTGTTGTTGCCGCCTCCGGATCCTCCGGAGGCCCTCCCTCCGGCGCCTCCGCTTCCACTTCGGCCGCCTCCGGCTTTTAGGATGTTAAGCTGGGCTATTTCGTTTTCTGTCAGTGTCAGCTGGCGTCTTGTGTAGTTTACGGTCTTGTCGAGCTCGGCCTGGGCTTCGCTGCGGATCTTTTGGTTTGTGGAGCGAGCCTGCTGTTGGCGATAGGCGTTAATAGCGTCTATCGCTTTTTGTGTTAACTTAAAATCTCCGCCGCTCATTGAATACCAGGAGCCGTCGTTATATGCGTCCCCGCTTCCGCTGACTGCTCCGGCGGCCTTCATCGCAGCAGATAAGTCTTTAGCGTCTTGACTGCCGGAGGATATGATTTGGCTGCTTAGTTTCTTATAATAGCCGCCGCCGGCTACGGTATTGTCAGCGTTAATAATCGTGCTGTAATATTCTTCATAAGCCTTCATTTGTAATTCCTGGAGTGCCATTGCTTTGGCGCGAAGTTCCAGGGCTTTTATGACTTTTGCCGTATTGGTTACAAAGATATTATCGGCGGCGGTTACGCCATCGACGGCGAGCCCCAGGCTGTCCATCGCGCTGGCGTTGTCTTTAATCCATTGTGTTTTGTCGGCCTCTGTCTTTAATTTTACGTATTGCTGGCGTAGCTGCTCGTATTTGCCTACGAGCTCGCCGGCCTTCTTGGCCGTGCTGGTGTGGTATTCCTCGAAGGCCTTGCGGGTGGCGTCGGTCTCCGTGGCGGCCTGCTTGGCGCTGTTGCTGTACTTATCCCACAACATAACGAGCGCAGTGATGGCGACGGATAGCCCCAGGGTTAAAGTAGCCATTAGGGCTTTGGCGGCGACGGTGCTAATACCTAAAGCGACGGAGAGGCGGGTCGTGGCGGCCGCTAACATATCCTTCGCTTTGGCGACGATGACGAGCTGGAAGGCGCTATCTTTGTTTAAGGCGTTGGCTACTTGCTGGAGTCCGGTGGTTATGGCCATAAGGCTCTGCACCTTCAGCATGGCCTCTTGTACCTTGTTGTTTTCGACGCCGAAAAGGGAGAGCGCTCCCTGGGCTGCGCTGAAGGCTCCGGCTACGCCGCTAATTCCGGCGATCGCTCCGGTGATGGTGGCGTTGTCGTCGGAAAATACGCGGGTCTGTGCCTGGGCGTCCGATAGGGCGTCGGCCAGGCGTCCGGCCTCGCGCTGAAGCTCTCTAAATTTCTCGGTCTGTCTGACGCCTACACCTTCGGTCTGCTCCAGCTGGGCGAGCTGCTCTCGTACCAGGCGAAGCTGGGAGCGGAGGGAGGTCTGGGCGTTGGCTGCCTGCTCGCTGCTCTGGCGCATTCCTTCCAGGCGCTGCCGCTCCTGCTCTAATACGTCGAAGCCGTCATAGCAGGCTTGTATGCACTCGCGGCGCTTTTGGAGCTCGCGTTCCTTCGCTCTATAAACTTCCATAGTAGCCTGCGAGGCGGCGATGTCTCCTTTGTCAAACTGTTGGCCGGCCTGGGCTTTAAGTTTTGCCATCTCTTTTTCGAGTGCCATAACGGCCTGGCGCTGTTCGCTAAGGGCGCCACTCATCTGGTCGGCGTAGTTGTCGAGGCGAGCGGCGGCCTGCTTAAATGCCGCGTCCATCTGGGCGCCTCCGGTCTTGGAAGCGTCGGCGAGCCCCTGGATTTCCTTCTTGCTCTGCTCGACTATCTTAACTAAATTGTCGTTGGTCGCGGAGAAGTCAAACGACAGCCCGCCGCTGCTTACGTTCATCGATTTATACGGTTAATCATTGCTAATACCTGGTCGGCGTTGTCGTCGGTTAAAACGATGTCGCAGCCTTTGTTCTTGGGGTCTACGTCCTCGACGCCTGGGGCGTCTATAAGCATCCTTTGCACGGTGCCCCAGGGTATGCCGTGAAGAAGATAATTTAGTGGCCAGCCGAAGTGCGCGCATACCGATCCGCGGCGGCCGTGGGGGCTTTTTAAGCCGGTTGTTCTATAAGATTGGCCATCGGGTCGCTGGTGCGTGTCGCGCTCATCAATCTTATAGAGCTTATAAAATCCCCCAGGTTGCTTACGTTGGTAATAAGCACGGCCAGCGTAAATAGCTGGGAGGGCTTAACAACGTGAAAGAAGGTAGACGCCAGGCGCTGGAGCCGGTCTTCGTTGGGTTTATAAATGAAGGTTCCGGCTTTTTCCGTGGTGTCGTAGAGGTCTTCGCCCAGCACGGCGACGGCTACGACTTCGGCCAGGCGCTTGGCTTCCTTGTTGGCCATCTTGCGGGCGGTGGCTAAATAGTTAGCGTCGTTTAGCCTGGTTTCGTCGATCTCCATCTGAAGCCATAAGGCGCTAAGCCGGTCTAAGGTGGCCAGCGTCGGCTCGTAAATTTTATAAACTCGCTTCTCCGTTACCTTCTCGCGCTTCCGGAAGAAGCCGAATAAGCCCGGGCGCCGTCGGCTGTAGGTTACTTCTACGTCGAAGGTCAGCCCCTGGTTAATCATGTGGCGGAGCTCGTTCTGCTCCTGCTCTAAGTCCTTTATTTTGGGGTCGTCTGCTGTCATGGGTAGCTGGTTAAACGTAAAGCCCCGTATTTTGCTTTAGCGGGGCTTTACGGTCTGGGGTTAATAGTTCTGCCGGTCTCGGTTTAGGAGGCCGTCAGGCTGTCGATGAGGGTCTGAATTGCGGCCGGCTCCAGCTTCTTTACGTAGACTTTTTTAACGCCGGCGGTGTTGGGCTTCATTACGGTGGCGGTGCACTCTATAAGGAGGAGCCCCTTCTTAGAAAATTCGCCGTTAATTTTGGCCTTGATGCGGGCGCGGCTTACGTGGAAGCAGAGACCTTTCTTCGGCCAGATCTGCAGGCTTTCCTCGATGGTGGCTTTGGCGTCGGGGTATGCCCATACGTCGGAGGCTATCTCGCCGCCGAAAAGTCGCTTTAAGGTGGCGAGGTCGGGATCCATGATGGAGAAGTTGAAGGTAGTTTTGCCGGCCTTCTCGATCTCGTCGATGGCCTCGTCTTCTTCCTCTGCAAAAAATTCCGTAGATTCGCCGTCCTCCTGGTTCATGTTGGCGGTGTCCTGGTAGGTCAGGCCGAAGCGGGTGTAGCCGTCGGTCTTGAAGGCGTTGGCGGCGCTGGCGAGCTCGGTGGCGCTCCCCAGAATGGCGCTAAGGCCTAAAGTTACTTTTCCCATGTCGGTATTGTTTGGGGTGTTAGTGAATATTCCATTTAATTCTAATATTGCGGTAGTGCTGGCCGGCGGTCGGTTCCTGGAGGGTCGTGTCGCTCTCGATCCACATCTCTAAGTCATCTAAGTTCTGGCCTTCAATGAAGTCTACCAGGGCGTCGCCTATCTCTTTAAGGCGCCCCCAGTCGGCCTTGCGCTGCTCCTGGCCGCGTATCTTTACGCGCCGGTCGGGCACGTAAATATTTACGTTAGAGGTACCGTCCTGGGGCTTGTCGTGGCTTATGGCGATCGTATTAACTACGATGTCTTCGGTCTGACTGTCGGCCGGGCGGTCGGTCTCCTGGCATAGCACGCCGTTAATAGCTATTTTCTTTTCGTCGATGGCTCGGCGAAGAAGTTTATATAGCATGTCGTCGGTGTCTATGGAGCTGCACTTCTTCATAATTTCTTCCAGTACTCTATTACGGCTTGTTTGATGTCGTCTAACTCTGTCTTTAGCCAGTCTCCTGCCTTCTGCTCGGCGCTGGTCAGCACGTCGCGGCCTTTGCTCTCGACGTAAACGGCGTAGTACATGCCCGCCGTTACGACTAAAGCGAAGCCCCGGGTACCTTCGGCGGCCTTATTGGCTAAGTTCTGGCCTTGCGATGTTCCTTCGGGGGTTCCTTCGTAGCTCCCGGTTATCTGCTCGCCGTTGTAATAGACTGCGTAGCCTATCGACGAGCGGAGGTTGGCGGTGCGGTCTTTGAAGCCCTTGCCGCCGTGGTCGGGGTCTGGGATACTCCGTGCGTAGGTAACTGCTTGCTCGCCTACATACTGGAGCGCTCTAACAGTCTCGTCTTGTATGAAGTCGAGAAGGGCGTCAAACTTGCGGGCGACGTCGGCGGGGTTAAAGCGTGGCGTTATACCCATAATCTACTATGAAGCCGGCCGAGGTCAAACTTCAGGCACGTGCCGGCGATTCTAACTGTGCCCTTGTTAACTAATTCCTGCACCATGCCGCGGTCGTCCAGCCGGGCGACGGTGGCCGCGTCGAGCTCGACGTCGGCGGCTATTACTTCGGTGCTCTCGGGGATCCTCTCTCCGGCTCCCTGGGGTATCTGAATAAGCGCCGAGAAGGTGGTAAACTTGCCGCCGCCGGTGGCTATCGTGGAGCCCTTGCCGTTGGTTTCCTCGCGGCAGGCACCGTAAAGCCTCCAGGCAGCTGCACTTTCGCGCCATGCTCCGTGCTCGTCCTGGGTGGCCTCTCCCTGGCTGGCTCTGATATAAAGCCGGTGGGGGTATTGGTTATTTATGACGTCGGCAATATTTACCATCTGTTACTGCGGTTTCTTACCTTCGGCTTGCCCTGGGGTGTTATCCCGAGCTCGTCGCAGGCCTGGTTATACCAGAATTTAATGGCCTCCCAGTTCCAGCTTACGCTGTAGCCTCCTTCGCTTACGTTGGCCAGCGGTATCACGGCGGCAAATTCGGCGACGAGGGCGCGCTTGGCGACGGTCGGGTTAACCTGGGCGTCCGGGTCGGGTATCAGCTCGGCCTGGTTGCACATAATTAGCTCGACGTCGGCCGCTCCGATCCCGAAGCGGTTGGCGGTGGCGGTCATCCATTCTTTGTAGGTCATAGCTATATATAAGGGTTAAAGCCAGGGGCGTCGGCGTGGTGTCGGCGCCCCTGGCTGTTTGTTAGAGGCTCCAGTTCTCGTGGGCTGTGTCGAGGAAGTAGCTACGCTGGCTTGACGTCCAGGCCGGGAAGGCGTTGGCGATGCCCATAGTGACTTCTTCGAGCGGTTCTTCTTCCGCAAATTTTTTGATAAGGGTGTGGCCGTTCATCGCCTTGATGGATACGGAGCCGGCTACGTTGGCGTCGGCCGGGCGCTTCCAGAAGGTGTTGCCCAGGATTTTGGTCTCGCTGAACATTACTACGTCGTTGGCGAAGGGGTTGCCGCTGAAGGGGCGGGTACCGTCGGCGAGCTCGATAGTGATGTCCTGGTCGATAACTACAATCTGAAGGCCGCGGAGGTAGGGAAGGCGCGCCATAGCGGCGTTAACCTGCTCCAGGCTCGGGGTCTGCTGAATGTTGAGGGCGTTGGCGGCGAAGCTGGCGCAGGCCTGCTGTACTTCGGCGGTCTCTACCATGTCGGCAAAGGTGTCGAGGTTCATGAAGGCAAATTTAAGGCTTATGCCTTCGGCCTTCGCGTCCTTTACGATTTTCTTGAAGTCGGTGAAGGGCTTCGCGGTCTGGGCGTTTTTCCAGCTCAGCGTGGTGCCGAGCTTGCGCTTCTCGGGGATCTGGTAGTCGACTTCGTACTCGGAAATAACGCTAACGTTATTGTCCTTAGTTACCGGAATTTTGCCGCCGCGGCTGATCTGGGTCAGCGCCATCCACTCGATGCGGGCGGCTACGGCCGTCCAGCAAAATTGGGTATCTTCAGCCCAAAATTCGACGATACGGCGGAGGTCGGGGTTCTGCGACGTTATGGCAATCATAACGTCGTATTCGGTGAGCTCCTCGTCGTTCTTGGTGCGTTTTACCGAAATTTTAGGGATGTCGCCCTGGATCCTGGCGATGGCCTCGCGGGTCTTCTTGTCGATGGAAGCGCCGCGGGCTACGAGGTCGGCCGCAATTTTGAGGCCGGCCTGGGCTTCCAGGGTCTTCCAGGTCAGCGTGTAGTTCTCGCGCAGCGGGAAAAGTGTGGGGTAATAGAAGGGTTTGAGGTCGTAGGTGTTAATTACGGCGGTCATGTCCTTCTCGTTGAGCCCCTTCATTAACGTGGGTATCATTGGCGTTGCTGTGTCTTGGGGTTATTAAATGAAGTTGACGGTAGGCAGCGCGGCGCGAAGGCCGGCGGGTGCGGCGGGCGACAGTGCGGCCTTAAACTGGCCGATAGTTACGGCGGCGGCCAGGTGGTTGCTGAGGGCTTCTACCGGGTAGGAGTCGCCCAGCACGGCTTTAGGCGCGTACTTAAATTCGGCTTTTGTGGCTTCGGCCTTAGCTTGTACCAGGGCGTCGCCGGCTTTAAGGGAAGCGCCCAGGGTGGTGCCTACGGTGATGGTGTCGTAGGTGGAATCGCTGCTCGTATCGATGGAAGCAATAGCGTAGGCCTTCGCGCCTGCGTCGGAGGCGATGAAGTCTCCGGGCTTGAAGTGGTGGCCTTTTGCTACTTTGTAGGTGGTGGCCGTAGCGGTGGCGGCTTCGGTCAGCTTGGCGGTCTTGACGAGGTGGTAGAGCCCTGCTTCGTCGACGCCTATATAGGCGCCTTCGGGAAGGATGCCCCCTGCTACGAGGTCGGCGGCGCTGACGGTTACGCCGTTGGGAATGTCGGCCAGGTTGTGGGTGCAGGCGTGCGCTGTGCGTACATCCTGCTTACGGTCGATTTTTAAGCTCATAAGGCTGTGGGGTTATTAGTTAAATTTCTTTTCCGCTCAGCGTGTTCTCGGGTTTCTGGGAGGCCAGGTAGTCGGCTACGGCGGTGCTTACTCCCTCTTTGTTCACGGCTCCAAAAAGGGGCTTAGCCTGGCCGCCGAGGCCTGCGTCTGCCTGCTCTTGTTTGATTGCGTCGATGTCGCCCTGCGCTTCCGTGAGGTAGGTGTTAAACTCGTCGGCGGTCTTGAAGGTGTTGACGCGATCGAAGTTGCGCAGCATCATATCGCGGTAGCGCCCTTTAACGCCGGCCTTGTCCAGCGCCTGCTCGAAGGTTGCGCGGTAGCCTTTGGCCGCCTCTTTCGCGCTGAAGGTAGTAACTACGCCCTCCAGTCTCTGGTCGATGAGTTTGCCTATGGCTTCCAGGGTTAATTCGCCGCCGGCTGGCTGCCCTTTGCCGCCGCCTTCTCCAGCGCCGCCTCCTTCGCCCCCTGCTGACTTCTCCGAAAAGTTGTACTTTTCGCGGAGGCCTTTTTCGTGGGTGGCGGTGGCTTTGCTGATCTCGGCGTCTGCCTTCTTGCGCCAGTCGGTTATGAAGCCTTTAACCTTCTCGTCGCTGAGCTTGTCGATAATGGCCTGGGCTTCTTCTTTGGTCGAGCATTGTAAAGCGATGGCGCCTGCCAGGTTCTCGAGTCCGTCTTTGCGCGCGCCTGCAAATTTGGCCTGCAGTAGCGCTAAAATGTCTTCTATCGTGGGCATGATAATAGGCTTGTTGGTTTATTACTCGTGTTATCGACGGCAAATTTAGCGTATTATCATAGTACGTGCACAAAGAAGAAGGCCGAAGTTATGAGTAATTTATTGGCGGCCTATGAGTAATTTTTGCTATGCGGTGTAGAAGGTTGTAACTTGGGCGCTCCGGTGGTCGTTGCAGACTATTACAATTTATTGCACGTTGTTAAAGCGACGCCGGGGCGCTCCCTGGCCTGGATTTGGAAGGGCGGCCGCTTCTTCGTATCTTTGCAAAAAGTTAACCTAAAGCGTTATAAAGATATGAGCATCGACGACTTTAATAATATCCCCCTGGGCTACGCGGCGGCCTCTCTTAACCATGTCGTCGCCGTCCTCTTTCCGCCGCATCCGGCGGCCGTCTCTCCGGCTGAAGAGCTGGGGCTGTGCTGCTGCCTTAATCGTGCCGATCGTAAAATCTTAAATAATGCCTTCGGCTCCTGGAAGCTGATAGCCGATCGACGTTATAAAATCAAAATTCGCTAATATGTACGTCCCGAAAATTACTACGCCGTCCGGCCGCCAGCCTATTACGGTCGTCTCTAATAAATACCTCCTGGAGGCCTATATGAACAGCGACGCCAGCCCCGAAGATAAAGAGCTGGCGCGGTATCTCTATAGCCTGGACGATGCCGAATATGCCGGCGCGGTGCTCCGGTGTGCTCTCGACGGTGGCGCCCTGGTCGTTGTTTATCCCCGGCTTAATCAGAAGGCGCCGGAAGGCGCGCGGGAGGTGTGCGCTGTCCCCGATGGCGTCCTCTACCTTGTTAGCTCGGCTTTAGTGTCCTAATATAGTCGATCATCTCCTGGTATTCTACCGGCATTAAAAGCTGGAAGCATCTATTACCTAAAAATGCGTTCTCGAAGCAGTGGGCGAGGTACTCCTGGGGCTGTGCCCAGCTGTTCTTGATGTAGCTAACGGAGTGGCCATAGCCTACGTCTTGACGGTTAACGAGGCTTCTTAACGTGTCCATAAGGGCGCCGAGCTGTTCTATAGCGTCGGCCTTCGTTACTCCGTATCGCTTAAATATTGGGTCGTCGTCCTTCTTGTCGAATATCTTATTTATAATTAAATCTATCTTCTTAGACAGCGTTAAGATGCGCATCTGGTTAACCTCGCGCTTAACTCGCTTTTTTGTTACCGTCCAGGTATCGGTGGCCGGGTCGTAGCTCTGTTCTTTTACGGTCTCCCAGTAAAAGTCTTTTTCGCGCTTGCGCCAGCGTGTCCTCTGCTTCTCCATCAGCTCCTTCGTGCCCTCTGCAAATACCAGGTTACGCTGGTCGGCTATAGCGTGGCCAAATTCGTGATAGACGACGGCGCGGCGATGGTGCTGGCTGCTGGCGTTGCGCTTGCCGTTGTCTAATACTACCAGCTTGCCGGCGTGGCTCTCGTAGCTTCCGCCGGCGTCTTCTATTATTTTGAGCGTTGGCTGCTCGTCCAGAAGTTTGAAGAAGTCGGTATTAAATTCGTAGTTGTCGCCGTGCTTCTTTAGGTAGCCGCCGCCTGGGTGTAGGTCGCGCGGCATGTTCGGGTTCTTGTATGTGAAGAGCCAGCGCTTGACTTCGGCCAGGCGTTCTGCTATTAAATTGAGGTCGTTGCCCCGGAGCGCCATTTCGACGCCATAGAGGGCGTGTTCTAACGTTCTGGCCTTACTCGGGCTTATGGCCTCGAATATCTTTATAAGCTCGTCGGCCTCCTTCTGAAGTTTAGCGAGCTCCTTCTTGGCCTCGGCCTTCGTTATCTTATTTTTGTCGGCTTCGGCCTTCTCCTTCTCCTTCTGGATCTGCTCCCATTCGGCCTGGGCTTCGGCCAGGGCTTGGGTTAGTGCGGCGATGCAGGTCTCGTAATAGCGTTTAAGGTCGTAAGCGTTGGCCTTTGCTATATCGGCGTATTTACTCCGGAAGTCGGCCGGGGCGCTTTTGCACGACTTTACAAAATTGCGGAGCGCCAGGTTCGCGGCCAGCCATTCGGCGCTGCGGTCGTCGGCTAAAGCTCGGAGCCGGTCTACTTCGGCCTTTAACGGCTCCCTCTGGCCTGCGGCTCGTAGTGGGTCGAGGCGGCTTATATCGAGCCCCAGGCTAAAGGCCTGCGTTTTTAGGTCGTCGATCCAGTCGTCGAAGTCGGTGCAGGGCTTCGGCGGCAGGTTCGGTTTCGCCGGTGTCCCGCCGATCGGCGCCTTGTGGGGTATCGCTGGCGACAGCCCGCCGGCGATGGTGCTTCCCTTGAAGTTGTCGCGTATGTAGTAGGGCATCGACTTCCAGCCCTTGCTTCTCTCTGCTATGGCTTCTATGTGCGCTTTGAAGCCCGCAGGCACGTCCGTAACGGTATTGGCCGACGGCTGCGCCTTATAGGCTTCGTCGTTCATAATCGCGCGGAGGCGCTCCCGGCGTGCCTGGTGCATCTCCTGGGGGCTTTGAAGTATCGGCGTAACTACGCAGCGGCAGTTGGGGTGCCAGCCTACAAATTTGAAGGTCTTGGGGTAGTCGCCGGCCAGCTCGTCGCAAATGTCGGTTAACGGCTCCGGCTCGCCCTTGCTGTTGATGATGGTGTGGTTGTTGCTTAGGCCTATACGGATGCCTACAACAAAGTCGAGGCGCTGCCAGCGCTCCCAGTCGGCCGTCTTGTAGGCCATGTTAATCTCGGTGCGGGCTAAGCGCATCGCGTTCTGGTAGGAGCTACGGTAGACGCCGCGGCCTGGGTGGTATGCCGCCGCGGCCTTGCTAAGCCGAAGGTTGCCGTATTTATCACGTACCCGCCTAAATAGGCGGTTCGGCTCGTTGAGAAGGCCTCTAACGTCCCGGCTTAACTCCTGGGCGCTCCGGCCGTCTCCGATGGCGACGTCCAGGGCGAGCTCCATGTGTCCGGTAAATTGGTCGGTGCACTTCCATACGCGGTCGCTAAGGTTAAGTCCCTGCACTTTTCGCCCCTGGAAGGCGGCCAGACCTTCTATATTGCGGTCTTCGTACTGCTGAAGCTCGGCGGCCGTCAGCTTACTCCGGTCTAATATGCCGGCCAGGTATGCGTCGGCGCGGTAGGTGGCGGCGAGCCATTCGCTACGCTGTCCGGCCTCGATTACCCTCTGCACGTTCTTTGTTAGGTCGGCCGCTATCCTGGCCGCCTCCTTCTGCGCCCTGGGGTAGTCGGCGAAGGAGAAGGGTCGGTTAGGATCCGGCTCGAAGATGGTACCGGCCAGGGCGGCGTAGTCTTTGGCCGCTTCGTCGTAGAGGCGTTTAACCTGGCGGGCGTAGCGGTCGGTCGTCTGGTAGTGCTTCCGGTCGAGGCCTTGTATGCGTATAGTTAGCGATCGGCGGTCGGGCTTTGCCATAATTGCGGGAGTTATTTTGAGCTAATTTTGCGTCTGCTGGCCTTTGTGGCTCTCGGTGGGTAGTTGTGCCAGCCGAAGAAAAAGAGGCCTTAAAACGGCTTAAAATCGCTTAATTTGCTTTGTTAATCATCATGGGCTGAGAGGGTTAGCCAAATTAAACCGGTTAAGCCGGTTTAATCCTGCCTAATTCGACTTACATAGGCGGCTCGCCGGGATATGTCGGTTCTCCCTCCATGTAGCTGGCTTCGCGGTCTTCCTCGGTCTGTATCTCGGCGAGCTCGGCGTCCGGGTCGTCCGTCCAGCCCAGGCGCTTAATGGTGCTTCGCTGGCTGCTTATCTGCTTGCCGCCGTTGGCTGCCTGGAGGATGTTTATCTTGGCCAGCTCGTCCTCGACTATGTAGGGCGTTATCTTGGGCTTCACGATCACGGAAGCGGCAGCGGTCTCCGTCTTGGTGTCGGCCTGGCCTAAATAGGCGTTGACGACGTTACAGCGGCGCTGGAGGTAGTCATCAAATATTTCGGCCTTATCCTGCACTTTTAGATGAGCGTCCATGAAGAGAAGGCGAAGGGCGACGCCACTAACTGCTCCGATGCCCTTAACGGTGTCGAAGCTAATATCAGGCGTCTGGGTAATGGTATAAATCAAGCGCAGGAGCGTGTCTATCTCCAACTTTACGCTCTCCGGGGCGCTCTGCCAGCTTAAATACTGGGCGGTCGCTCCGTCTTCGCCCTCGATAATGGCGCCGGCCTCTCCCTTGCGGGCGAAGCCCTTAACGGTGCCCTGCACGAAAATTTTAGGCGAGGCATGGTAGTCGTTGGTATCGGCGAAGTTGCTTAATAGCTTTTCGAGGCGCTCGATCAGCTGCTGCACGTCTGCCCATTCTACTTGCGGCTGACTGGCGTAGACGATGGGAATTTTGCCGATAGGTATCGGCTTCGGGTAGCCTTCTACCATCTCCCAGTTTCCGCTGCTGGTGCCGTTGGCGTCGCCCTGGCATGTCCATTGATAGTGAGCATCGGCCGTGTAGGTCTCGAAGTAGTTGCGGGTTTTGAGGTCTCCGTCCTTGCGGGTAAATTCTCGACTGAAGGCTACGAGGTCGCGGTTGTCGTCGAAGTACGGCCATAGCTTGTCGCCCAGCGCTGGGGAGAAGATAGCTACTTTGAATTTGTATTTAGTCGGGAAGCCATAGAGGTTATGGGGCTTCGGCTGCTCTACCGGGTACCAGTATTCTGCGGCCTCCTGGGCGCTGTATAGGCTTCGGGCGATGCGGCGGTTTAGCGTGCCTTCCTTCACGGCGCTAAATACTCGCTTCATTCGCTGGAGTATCTCCTTCTCGGTGGCGTCCTCTGTGTCGGCGGTATATGTTACCGGGTTGCCGAAGGTAAACGCTACGGCGCGCTTAACGATCAGCTTCTGAAGCGCCAGGGCGATGCGGGCTACTCGCTCTATTCTAAAGCCGGTTTCGGTGGTCATCTCGACGTTGGGGTTAATGTTCTTAACCTCGCCGTATTCGCTTGAGTCTTTGTCTACTACTACCAGCTTGTCGGGGCGCTGTAACTTGTCGTTAACTGCGTGCAGCTTGGGGTCATACTGCTGTGCGTTGGTCTGACTGGCCGGGCTTGCGTCGAGGCGTCCGTTGCGGAGTTCGTTGACTACGGCGCCGAAGTCGCCGGCCTGGATAAGTTCTAATAACTCGGGAGGCATGGTTTATGGGGGTTAATGGGTTAAAAATATTTTGTCAAGTTCTGGGGGGTGTCGGTGCGCTTCTCGACGGTGCCGGTTAATGCGTCCGGGGCATCGTCGTGGCGGTTGCCGCCATCCTTCTTGTAGTGTACTATCGCGCTCCAGAATTGCGGCCAGCGGTGCTCCCAGCCGGTTGGGAAGTACGTTAAATTTTGTACCTCGTTGGAGTGGCTAAAGATTCTTACGTCCTTGTTGTTGGTCTGATGGAAGAAGGTAAACGCCGTTAACCTATTGCCGAGGATCCGGCATGTCTTTTCGACGGTGCGGCCGAAGCCGCGGCCGCCGTTGTTGCTCTCGATAACTGCCTTCTGCACCTGGCAGCGGGTAAACTGGCGGGCGGTCTCGCTCTCGGTTACTTCCATCGGGGCGTCGGTATAATAGACGTCTAAAACAAAGTTGCCGATTTCCGTCTCGACGTAGGCTATAGAGCAAAGGAAGTCAGCGCCGGTGTCGGCCGTATCTACGTAGGCCTTTACCGTGTGCTTGCGTGTTACCGGGATAACGTCGTAGGTCTTAAATTCTCGCTCGTACATAAGGCCGGTTAACGGCTGGGGGTTCTGCATGTACTGGGTTTCAAATATCCAGGGCGTTAACTCGCGGGTCTTGTATATCTCGGCCAGATCCATCTTAAACGGCCAGAGGGCTACGTCCTTGCCGTTCTCGTCCTGCTCTAATACTGGAAGGCTCAGCACCTCCCAGGCCTCCGGCTCTACTCGCTGAAGGTAGCCGCAGAGGTCGTCTATGTCGAGGCGCTGCATGATTATTATAATCGGGGTGTTGCGGCTGTTTACGCGGTTTCGGATGGTGGTCTCAAATTTCTGGTTTACCTTCGTGCGTATCAGTTCGGAGCGGGCGTCGTCCGGCTTAATCGGGTCGTCTATGACAATAGCCCCGCCGAAGGTGCCGGGGTTGACGGCGGCCAGTTCGTCGACGGCCTTTATTAGCTCGTCGTCCTGGTCTTCTTCCTCCAGGTCTACCAGGCCGGCGCCGAAGCCGGTAACTTGGCCGGCCGAAGATACGGCGTAGAGGCCGCCGCCGGCCGTGGTGCTCCATTTCTGGGTATTGCGGCTGGTCGGCTTGGTGGCTGGAAATAGCCGGATATACTCCGGGTCTCGGATAATGGCCTGCACGCCGGCGGAATTATCACGCGCCAGGCCGTCGCTATAACTGAGGTGTATAAACTTGGCAGCGGGGTTAATGCCGAGCCCCATCGCTATGAAGTTCTTAACGGCCAGCTCCGTCTTGCCGAAGCGGGGCGCGATGTTAATTATTAGCCTGGTAACTTCGCCCCTAAATACGCGGTCGAGCGCCTGGGCGATGCGTATATGGTGGCGGCCGACGACAAATTTACGCTTATAAAGCTGCTTAAAGAAGAAGCGCGTAAAATTTAGCGTCGAGGATAACGTCCATGTCTTTATTACGTCTATGTCCCTAATTACGTCGGCCATCTGGGTATCGTGTTAAAAATCGCTCTCCAGCTTGTTAAGAAGGTCGCCTATTTCCTCTTTGGTTAATATCCTGGGCGGCATGAGGTCGGCGCCGTCTTTTCCGGTCAGCTCTACCTTCTGCGTCGGCTGGCCATGAAGGCGGGCGCTTATCTTGTCGAGCTGGGTGGTCTGCCCCTTCTTCATGTCGTTAAGTATCGCCAGGGCGCGGCCTTTGGCGTAGGCTGTGGCGCCGTCCCACTTTGCGACGAACATCAAAAAATCGGTCGTGGCGCTCTCCAGGATGCTGTCTATGTCGTCTTTGTTGGCTTTGGATAGGCGCGCAAACTTGCGGGCGCCCTTCTTGCCCAGGGCGGCCTCCAGCATCTCCTTTGCCGGGTCGCGGGGTCTCCCTTTGGGGTTACCGCTCTGGCCTGGCTCCCAGGGCTTCTTCAGCCCGCTTGTGTTGGGGTTCGGGTTTGCCATCGCTATCGGTGTTTTGCCGGTTTTTTATCGCTGTTATTTGTTGTCGTTGATGTTGCCTATGTACTGGGCTTCTTCCTGGGTGTATTCCTCCCAGCGCTTAATAATGACGTCTACGTAATGGGGATCGAGCTCGACGGTGAAGCATACGCGGCCTAACTGCTCGCAGGCCATAAGCGTGGAGCCGCTGCTGCCGAAGCTGTCTAATACGACTTCGCCGGGGCGGGTGCTGTTCTTGACGCAGCGCCCCATTAGCTTGAGGGGCTTCATGGTCGGGTGGTCGGCGCTCCGGAGGGGTTTGTCTTCGTCTATTAGGTCGGTCGGGAGCTGGCCTATCTTCTTAACCAGGTCTACGAGCTCGGCCTTCGTCATCTTCTCGGGGTCAAACTCCCCGGCCTCGTTCTGATATACTGTTAGCTGGCTTCGGCTGTCGATGAAGTAATGGCCGGCGCCGGGCTTCCATCCGTAGAGGCATGGTTCGTGCTTCCATTGGTAGTCCTGGCGGCCTAATACCATGTTGTTTTTGTTCCAGATTAATACCTGCTTAAACTCCCAGCCGGTGTCCCTTACGGCGCTTATGAAGTTAAAGCCCTCCGTTCCGGCGTGCCAAATGTAAAAAACGCCTCCGGGCTTGAGATGGCGGTCGGCGGCGTTTAGGGCTTTGTTCAAAAACTCCCTAAATTGGCCGTCGGCCATGCGGTCGTTGGCGATTTCCTTCTGTATGCGATTGCCCTTCTCGGCGGCGTTTAGGGCTTTGTTCTTGCTGGCGTAGTCTACGTTATAGGGCGGGTCGGTCAGGTATAGGTCTACGACTGTCGAGCCGCATAGAATGTCGATTATTTGCGGGTCGGTGCTGTCGCCGCAAATTAGGCGATGACGTCCCAGGGCGTAAATGTCGCCTTCGCGGCTCTTGGCTGTTTTTTCGAGGTCGTCGCTGGGGTTGTAGTCGTCTTCTTCGGCTTCCTCGTCGGCCTTGACGTTGCCCAGGTCGGGCACGTCGAGCCCCCAGTCTATAAGCTGGGCGGCCTCCCACTCATCGGCCAGGGCGTCCCAGTCCCACTCGCCAAAGCCGCTGTTATCCTTTATGACGATGGCGCGGAGCTTTTCCGGCGTGAAGTCTGCGGGCAAAATCTTAACGATTGCCGAAGTATAGCCGAGGTCTTTAAGCGCCTGGTAGCGCATATTCCCCCCGATAATGATGTTTTTGCCCTGGTATGGGTATAGAAGAATTTCGCGGAGGCCTAACATCTCCGGGTCTTCCTCTATCGACTTCTTTAGAAGCCTAAATTTTTGGTCTCTTATTACGCGCGGGTTCTTAGGCACGCCGGGGATCTGTCCCTTGTTGGGGGTTATATCCTTCAGCGGCATCTCCTGGCTCTGCACTATTGCGGGCGCCCTCTTTTCGGCCGTGGCCGTCGTGTCTGTTGTCTGTGCCATGTCTGTCTGAGTATAGGGCTACGTCGGCGCCTGGTAGACGTCGGCGCGGCCTGGTTCTAAAATGGGAGGTCTTCGTCGGGGATCGTCGTGGTGTCGTTGCCGCCGTCGTTGCTGTCTCCGGTTCCTTGCGGGATAAATGGGTTGTCGTCCATAATGGTATGGGGTTAAGGGTTATTAAATCGCTTCGTCGTTATTACCTTCCAGAGGTCGTTGGCGAGAAGGGGCTTTTTAATCGTGGCGTATCGCTCCATTACTTTGCTGAAGCATTCGGCGTAGAAGTCGTAGAGGTCGGGGTTCTCCTCGATCGTGAATTGCTCGACGTTGACGGAGGAGCGAAGGTTGGCCGAGCCGTGTATAACTATCTTCTGGCCTTCGTGGGTCTCGAAGAAAATTATTTTAGTATGGATCCCGGCGATGGCTAACTGGAAGCGGTTATCTTTGTCGAGGCTCTTGTATAAGTGCGGGATAAGCTGCCAGCGCTCGTGGCCGTAGAAGTAAATACTTAATACCATGTCGAGCGTGCCTATATAGCCCAGCTCCATAAGTCGCTTTAGGCTGTCAATATTGCGGGCGCTGAGGCTTAGCGTCGTTATAGTCATCCGCTCAGCTCTGATGTGGTGCTGGGTCAGATAGGCGTGTAGGAAGTCGCCGAAAACAAAATTACCGGAGACTATGACGTTAAAGCGCTCGCCGTTGGCTACGCGAAGGTCGCGGGCGAGGTCTTTGGCGCGGTCGTATAATACCGGCATACCCTTTACCGGCGGCTTCGGCGCTATATAGCGGGTCTCCATCGCGGGCGTGGGGTCTCCGGCCTCGTCGGTGTCGAAGCCTAAAGCCGCTAAATTAACTTCCGGGATCGCTATGTCCCCGAAGTCTATTTTTATGTCGGCGAGGTCGTCGGTGTCCTGGGTCTTCTTCTTTGCCATTGCGGTATCTGGTTAAAAAATTGAGGCTGTGTCGTAATTAAGGTTTACGGCGCAGCCTCTGATTTTAGAGCCTTGAG